CCAGTTACATTAGTAAATAATCCAGGATTGTTATTTGCAAGATCTTGCAATAAACTTACTTTTTGAGGATCTGGTTCTGTTCGAGTTCTTACATTTGAAGTGTATTCAATATCACTTCCTCTTATTAGTGGAACAAAATCAACGAATGGTTTTTCGTCGCCGTAGATAAGTGTTTTGAGCAATGTGATACTAAAGTTATGATCAGTATTAAGAGACCTTACAAAACTCATGATATACTCATCGGCATCTTCGGATAAAATTACACCTTGTTCGCATCCCTTGTCCCACATATAGTACATGATTTTACTAGCATGCACAGAGTCTAACCAGCCGGTAGCATCCTGGCTTTCGATTACTAGTAGAACATTGCCTTCTGCATCTTGAACTGTTAAATCTACACGTTTCGAATCTGCAGTCGGATCTTCCGGTTTAACAGTATATCCGTCTTCGATGGCAAGATTTAATGCATCTAATAATCTTTGCTGAGTGGCCAAATCTTCACTAATAAATTTAGTAAAAGGAACTTCTCCGCCAAATGAGGTTTTAATGCTTGAACGTCTCATCAAAATACCATCCTTATTAATCCAACAGTGTCTATGGTAGTCAGCAGACAATAGTTAGCCAGCATACCAAAAGATTTCCTAGTCCAAGCAGCCCAAGCATACATAGCACAGCCAAGAATCCAAAGGGGATAAAGAGTAAGAAGCGGAGGAGTGGGTACGGTGAGCGCCATTGTAATACTACAACCAATGCTAATAGCCCAAGCAAAAAGTTCAATAACAAAGCGAACTCGATTAGACTTAAAGTCATCACGTATCCAATCAAATGTTGGTTTTAATAGTTCATTCATCTTTGGGTAAACGTCCAGTAACACCCAAAATCATTTCGATGTCGTTCCATGCCTGTTCGTGTTCTTTCCAATTGTCCTTGTGTGCAATGGTAATGGCTTTGTTGATAACACTGGGTTTAACTTCTAATTCTTCGGCTACTGCTTTGACAGTTTCTCTAAGCCCTTCTTTGAGGTCTTCAACTTCACGTAAGATATTTTGGCCTTCGTTAATTAAACGTTCCAATTTGGCTTTTTCTTCGGGTCCATACATTCTAGTTGACATAATTACTCCTTGATGTTATAGTATACACTACTTAGTAACTCTATGTCAACATCAAACATGAAAAACTTACTTGCTTTTGTTTTAATTTTTAGCCAAAGTGTCTATGCCCAGCATTGGGATGATCCCAACAGAAAGTTCGACATGAACAAAAATACTCACGAGGAAATGTCGATCACAGTAAAATCCGTACCCAATGTTCAACAAGCATGTGAAACAGAAAGTCGTCGACGATTGGGCAAATCATTTGGATTTGCAGTTAATGCATGTAGTTTTTGGGATGGCAATCGTTGTGTAATCATCGTGCCTCAAAGAGTCAGCATGCACACATTAGGACATGAATTATTGCACTGTTATCAAGGTAACTGGCATTAAAAAACCGCCCATTGGGCGGTTTTTGTTTATAGACCTGCTAAAGATTTTATTCTTTGTAACATTGATTCGGCAGCAGGGGTATCACTTATTTGTCCGCCTCCTGGTACTGCCTTACCAGGTAATGCAGGACTAGCAGGTTGTGCCGCACCTCCACTTAATGCTGCCTTTTCTGCTTGTAGTGTAGCAATATAACGTGCATTTGGTGGTAAGTTTGGATTGCTGGTTTTACTAAATCTTGCAATCTCTTTATCAAATTCTTGAGGTGTTTTATATCTAGGTTTCACACTTCCAGTAGCCGGTTGTGCACCACCGCCTGCTGGCTTAGGTGCCTGTGCTAGTTGTGCCGCTGTTGGTCCGCCTTGACCTCCACGCCCACTACCTGCCATTCCGGGCTTTTGTGCAGATAGAATAGCACCTGCAGTGTTAGGACCAATAATACCGTCTGCTTTTAATCCGTTGTCTTGTTGAAACTTCTTAATAGCAGCAACATCTGGCTTACCGCCTTTTAGTAGACCCATTGAGGCTGCATAAGCAGTGATTGCAGGAGTCATTGATTTATTAGCAGCTGGTGCCGCTGGCTGTGCTGCCCCTCCGGCCGGTTTCTCAGCACCTGGCGGTTCTTGTAACGGAGCATTTGTGCCATCATCATATTTCTCACCCGTTTCTGGATTGATTCCAGCTGGGACTGTTGGCGTTGCACCTGACTGAGTTGTTACTCCAGGAACTTCTCCAGTATCGCCTCCCCCTGCCGGTTTCTCAGCACCTGGCGGTTCTTGTAACGGAGCATTTGTGCCATCATCATATTTCTCACCCGTTTCTGGATTGATTCCAGCTGGGACTTGGGCCGGTGCAGCCGGTTGTGCCGCACCTCCAGATGCTTTACCTTTGTTAGGGGCACGAGCCAAAATAAACTCATCGTTGATATCAGGAACGCCACCACCTTTAGTTAACCATGCTTGATCTTGCGGGCTCATTGCTGCAAACTTAGCAGCATCTGCACCTTGGTAAGGATTTTTAACTGCGGGAGCAGCACCGGCAGCAGGTGCAGCGGCAGGAGGTTTTGCAATACCGCCGCTGGTAGTTCCATCTGGATTAATAGTAACTCTTTCGTCTAATCCAAATTCTCTCAAAAGCATTTGAGCAATTGAACCTTGAAATTCAACGTCTTCATTCGTACCACTTGATATACCATGGTTATGTTGTATGTATCGATAATAACTTACAAAGTCGCTGGGGAAATCTTCAGTGCGGAATATAGAGTTGACTCTACCACTTATTCTTGGGTCTTTTTTGGCTAACTGAAATCCTCTGGTCAAGATGTCATCTTCGTTTTGCAAGTTAGGAGATTGGTCAAACACTTTTTCTGCCAGTTCCTCAGCATACATAATTTCAGCCCCTTCTGCCACAGTGGGAAATCCTTCATTAAGAATTTGTTTGCTTTCGATGTGATCGATCTGAGCGATCAGTTTTTTCATATCCATGTTATTCTCCAATTATTTTAACGTTGCTCTCAGCATCCAACCATGCTTCATGTGTGCATCTTGCCGACCAGCAAGAAAATCACTTAACCCCACAGCACCTACTGATTCAGCAGCGTCATATGCTGTTTTAATACTTTCTAAAACTATGTCATTATCCTGTAAAAGAATCTCTAACATATTTTTTGCTGGAGGAATTCTTTCTTCGTCGTTGATTTCGGCCAATTGACTCAATCTGGAAAAACTACCAGGTGCGTATGAATCAATCTTACGAATATTTTCTGCAAATGGATCTATGCTGGCATATACTTCTTGATAGATGTTACCGAAGAAATCATGAAACTGCGAAAACAACATCCCTTCTACATTCCAATGAAAATAATGTGCTTTCAAATAAAATGCAAATGAATTAGCAAATGCCTGTTTCAATGCCTGTTTTAATTCATCCATTAAACATTACCTACTGTTGGTCTTAGACGCAGTCACTGCTTCTTTGATTCTATCTTTTTTCTTAGCACGTAATGCAGCCAAATCTTTAGCATCGATGTCTTGATCGTTGTCAGTGTCTAATTTCTTCTGGCCACCTTTAAGTGCTTCGTTGGTCTTCTTGGCAAATGGATTAACACCTTTCTTAGGAGCAGCACCTTTCTTGGCAAATGGATTAACACCTTTTTTTGGAGCAGAGTTCTTGTCGTCAACTGAAGCAGATTTATCCTTGCCGAGATCATTCTTACCTTTACCGTCAGCAGCAAACGCAGGAACTTTTTTCCCGTTCACTGTGGTCATAGGCAATCCACCTTCTGAAACTTTCTTGCCGTCTTTAACACGAGTCACAGAACCTGGAAAACGTTTTTCATAGTTCTTGCCTTCTTTCTCTTCGGCTTTGTCCATGGCATTGTCTTTGGCTTTGTCGGCAGCACTTTGTGACTTGGCCTGACTCTTTGGCTCAGTGTGCGGCTCATCGCTAAAGCGATCTGGATTCTGTTTGTGTTTAGTAACACCTTTCTTTGAACGATCAATCTCACCACCTGTAGAAGACTTTTCTTCATTGGCCAGTTGACGCATTTCTTCTAATTCTTTGTCGGTCTTGTGACGCTTGTGTTTCATAGCATCTACTTTTTTCAATGCTTTGACCTTTTCTTTTGCTTCAACTAGGCGTTGTTGCAACTGACCACGTAGATCATTTTCGTAAACTTCGGCATTTTCCAATGCTTCACCGTATTCAGAAACTTTCATTTCGTAGGCCATGAAGTGATAAACACTGGCAATGTAGTCAGCAGATTTGGTAATCTTGGCCTGAACCCATCCCTCTAGTTGTTGACCTTCTTGAATCATTTTAAACAGTTTGGCACTGTATTGTGCTAACTTGTACAGATCAGCGCGAGCCATGGCTGCTTCGTGATCGTTTTCTGGCATGTGATGCATATCGTGCATATTAAACTCCGTTCTATTATTTATTTACGTTTTATCGCTTTACCGCCGCCGAAAATGTTTGATTTCATATCAAGTGCATTTACTGCTGTTCCGTGTTTTGTTTTAGGTTGATTGACTTTGGGCTGCGGTGGCGCCTTGGTGCCTGATTTGCCCGGTGTTCCTATATAACTCTTTTTGCCCCTTGCTGGTCCAGGGCTTAGTTTAGGATTCATACCTAAAGTGGCTACATTGCCGGCACTGGTTGCACCTGGAGTTGCAGTTTCTGCAATATCATCCGGCTTGCCAAACGGGTAAACATCAACCCATTGGTCTCCTTGTTTTTGAATCCATTTGCCTGGTTTAAATTTACTTGCAATAATTCCGTGCATCTTTAATGCCTGCTCGGGCGTGTCTCTAAAACCTTCTGCTCGTGCTTCACGTTCTACACGGTTTGAAACCATACGTTGCTTAACACGACCGTCTTTGTAGATATACAGCAAATTAGATTCGTCACTCATGTCACGTTCAGGACGACCAAAACCTGTGCGATTGTCGTCATAGTTTCTACCGCCTTCCGCCACACCTTGCTGACCGTAATCGGCTTCAATGTTGTCCAGCATACGATCATAAATTTGTTCAAAGTCATCGTCGCCGTGATACCCTGTATCGATAGAGATATTGTCATACATGTCTTGTATTGCTTGTTCAATTTCTCTGCCGTATTTGCCTTGTTGTGCATTGTATAGCATGTCAAAGCCGTTGTCGCCGGATCGTGCAACTTTGTGTAAAAATTCTTCAACATCGTTGCCATCACGGCCTTCTGCTACTTCTTCTTTTTTCTTAGGAGCATCGGGCCCTATAACTTTGCGTTCTTCTGCAGGTGTATGTGCTTTAGGCTTTTTGTTATACTTGACAGCCTTGATGCCTTTTTTGTTTTCTAATATTTGTCTAATTAACATTATTCTGCTTCCATAAGATCAAGAGCAATATTCCAATGATGAATACGATCTTCGAGACCAATAAACCCACCATTGATCTTTTTAGTTAGTGTATTCATATCACCTTGATCACACCATTGGTTTAATTGATTTTTGTGCCAGAACCAGCAGCCACTTAATACTGCCCACTCTGGTTCTCTTAATAGATCTGGATCACGTACCAGTGTATCGTCTTGGAACAAGTCCTTGGAACATTGTGCGTAATTGCTTTTGCCAGTGATCTGTATAATGCCACGACCGCGATACTTCCATCCTTCGCCCGACGCTTCTGGGCCATTGCCCATACGTCCGCCGTAGATTTTGTTAGCAATCATTTCAGGCTTGCGTTCATATTGACGTGCTAACTCGTCATTGGGGAAATACTTGCCAAACAACCCACGAAGCCCTTTGGCACCGTAGTTTAAATTTTCTTGTAAGATAGTAAAGTCCAGGCTTTCGTGCTGGCATTGAGCCACAAACCCTGCTACACGTGATGGTGTAACAATATCAAATGCTGGAAAATATTCACAAAACGCATCATACCACAATTGTGGATTTTTGTTTTTGCTGATACATCTTGCTAATTTATCTAATGTAAAGTCAAACTGAAACATAGCATTTATTCCTTATGCTATATTTACCATTGTTTGAGTTATTTCTTCTTAGATCGGCCGCTTTTCATATTGGCCATCCAATGCGCTAATTGGCCTTTGCGACCACCTTGTTTAGCCACTTTACGCAGTGTGCTGACTGATGCTTTGGTAGGAACACCATGACGCTTGCTGTCACCTTTGTCCTGCGGGTTCTTTCCATCAGCAAAGTTTTCCGCCACAGGTTTGGCAACAATAGGTTTAATTCTAGTTAATTCGTACATCACTTTGTTACCTGTATCAGCACGGAATGCTTTAAATCCCAATGCTCTGGCATAACGCTGAACTAATGTATCATATAGGCTAGCTCTACTTTGTGCGTTTTGTCCTTGCTCGACTTCTTTACTGGCTGAAAAGTATACCTTATTGGGCTTGTACTTTTTAATAAATGTTTGTATAGCACTTAACACAGTGGCAAACACACGCTGTGCATCACCTTCACCTGTGACTTCTTGGCTGTTGTTTCTAAAGAATTCAACACTCCATGCTTCTTCTTTGGTATCTTGACTAAATCCCTTGTTGAACATAATGCTTAGGTAGTTGCCATCATCCATTCGGGCTATTGCATCAACATCGCCGTAGTCGCTGGGTTCCCATTTAAGTTTATAAGGCTGATCAAATGCTTCATTCTCAATGCTTTCGCCACCACCGCCATCACCACCACCTTCTCCCGAGTCTCCACTATAGCCAGCATAGTATCCATAGCCGCCGTAAGGTCCAGGACCATAGGCTGCATACCTAGACTTTCGCTTGTAGTTTTTACGTTCGGTTACGAATTCACTGGCACGCATTTAGCAGTTCCATTTACGCAGTGCTAATGCCTTGCGAGTAGGTTTGCCGTTGGGTTTTTTCATCGGGCCCTTCATGCCACCCATACGAGCGCAAAAACTCTTGCGGCGTTTGGCTGCTTTTGAACCTGGTTTTAACTTACTAGGTTTAGTTGTCACTGCCATTTGTAATTTACTGCCTGGATTTTCTCTACGATAACTGGCTACACCTTTGGCATTTAATCCGCCGGTTTTGCTTTTGCCTTTGCTAGTTCTCCAAGCGGCTGCTTCATTTAACAATTCTTGATCATCTACTGATTCAAAATCTTCCCAGATAATCTCTGTATCGACTCCGTGCTGTAATGCTAAACTTTCCACCATGTCTTCAATGATGTCAAATTGCTCATCAGCAGAAAGATTTAATCCACTCAACTCTAATATTCTAACCAGATCGTCCATACCTTCCTCCATATTTTCTTTCTTAGTCTTGACATTGATAGCAGGACCTCTGCGCTCTGGATTGGGGTCTTCTCTACGCTTACGACTGGCCGCACTAGCGCGACCTTTTTTACCTAAACTATGTGCTTTGCTCTGTGGCAAACACTTGGGTTTTCCTTCGCTGCTGTCACCTCTAGCACAGTCGCCTTTGATTTTACCATCCGGACCAAAACGAACCCATTTATCGCTGAACCACTTTTTTAAATTTTCGTCCAGTGCATCATATTCTTCTTGTGTAATACTTTCATTGGAATTGCCCCAGTTGGCAGCACCTTTTTTGCGACATTGTACCAGTGCGCCTGATGCATAAGCACTGGGCCACACTTTGTATCTTGATTTTACTTTGTGATAACAGGCATCCTGTTTTTCGTTTAACTGTGCCTCTGCGACCATTGCTCCGCCGCAACCTGGACATTCACCGTTGCGTATATAAGTTTCTAGGCTTTCTTTTTTATTCTTGACACAGTTGGGATAGCGTTTGCCAAACATGGTCTTCATACCGTCTTTGTGATAACCCTTCCAGCAGGCTTCATCTAAATTATCATGCGAATGGTCTCCATGTGTTTCGCACATGCCGCAATCTTCGCAGACCATTTCCATCTCAACGGATTCATTGTGTTTCTTTTTACCTGCACAATGAGCCTTTTGACTAAAGCCTTTAGGATGACTACAGTTAATACTTTTTTTGTATTTCTGAGTCCATCCTTCGTTAATCACTTCGCGTATTTTCATATGCCGTATTTATTCCTCTTAGGTTTAGCCACGGGGCTAACAACGTTAGTAGTGTCCAGTTCTTGACTACGCATGTCGCCTTTGTTAAGATCTTTGTGACTGGCACCAATCACCTTGTAACTTTGATTTAACATGGCCTGTTCTTCTTCTGTGTAAGGATGTGCTGTTTTTCTTTTGCCATGCCATGTCTTGGGATCAATGTCTGGAGGATTAACACCATCGGAACAGGCCAATGCTAGACTTAGTCTGTATTGTGTATAGTCACCGCTACTTCTTTCACCGTCACCGAATGTGTTAAGACCACGAGTAGCCTGTTGATATCGTTTACCAATCACACCTGCTTTAACTTCAAACAATTCTCGTAGTTTCACTTCTTGCGTCCTCTAAAATGGCTGTTAACACTGCCAGTCATATATGGTAATGTAAACCACAACTTAAACCAATCTTTGTCTCCGGGCTTTAGCCCTAGATCCTTTTCTTTCTGTTTAATTGCAGCAGCCGTATGACTCATGTTCTCTATATTTACCGGTTGAAATCCTTTAAATTCATTAATGCCAGCCAACTTCTTAATGTAATCTAATTCATCCATGTTATTCCGCCACACCTTGAATCTTACGTTTAGATAATTCTTGCTGTAGTGCCTGTAGTTTGTTAGGAGCACGGGCAATGGCATTGCGAATATCGCCTGCTACATTTTTAGGAAGTTTAGCAAGTATGTCATTGACGATCTGTTCAACTTGTGCATTTTGTTGCCCGGGAACTTTGCTTTTCTCAGGTTTAATTTCAGGTTCATCATACTCGTCGTCCGTATCGTCTTCTGCTTCTAAATTGGCAAGATAAGATTCGTATTCTTCTCTACGAGAGTTCCAACTGTAGGCAAACTGTGTTAGGCTTTGATCACCCATCTGTTTGCCCATCTTGAATAATATAGGAGGCAATGATCTGCTGATTTCTGTAAATGCAATACGACTTTCACGATCTTCGCTAGCATCTTTTAAATAGTTGATCAATGGCGCAGCATATCTTGGTGCTTGTTTAGACAGTGCATACAAGTCGGCTTGTAGTTTATCAAAGTAGAAGTTTTGAAACCATTGAGCACTTTGTCCAGCAGCATTACGATGGAAGCCTTTTAACGAACCGTTGTTTTCTACCCAACGCTTGGCCATGGCTTTTAGTTTGCCGTATAATTGTGTTATAGGTTCGCCATTGGTAGCAATACTTTTTAATGTGCTAGGTAACGATGGACCTTCACCTAATGAAATCTCAGCCACAGCCTTTTTGGCTTTTTTAACAGGTTTTTCTGCAGCCATTTGACCCATACGTTGTTTGGCCTTTTGCATTAGGTCCATGACTTCTTCGTCGCTGAGTTCTGGACTCATTGCATCACGCCACACTGCAAATTGTTCTTCATCACTCTTGCCGGGATCAGTTAACACTGCTCGCATAGGAGTAGCACGTGGTCCTTCTTCGCCTCTGCTAGGATCGTCAGTTTCTTGACGACTAATAACATTTAAACTATCAAAGTTAAAGGGAATTTCGCCTTTCTTATTAGGTTTACCATTGTAGGCATTTAAGTATTGAAATGCCGCCTTTTGATCTGCACCAACAACTACTACAGCATTTTTGTAGCCCTGGCCGTTTAAGTTAGTTAATACGCGAGTCAAGTCTGGTAATTCATCTGTGGCTGTTTGAAAGATGTGACCTTTCTCTGGAAACACTTTACGATAGATTGCTAATTTTTCTTCAGGTTGTAGAGGATCATCTGGACCATAAGTTTTGCTGACAACAAAGTAAGGATCTCCGCCTAACTGTTCTGCGTGTGTGATTACACTGCTGGCCAGCATCATATGTCCTTTGTGTCCCATACCACGGCCCCATCCTACTACTGCGGTGTTGCCCTCGCCGGTTCTATCTATTGCTTCAAACAGTTGACGTAATAACATATTAATCTTTCCTTGGTGCCCATGTGGCTTGATCAATAGCTTTAACGTGTTGACCAGTTACGGGATCTATATATACATACCCTTCAGGTTTGGTTTGTCTGATGCCGCTGTGTGTGCCAGCACTGGCTCGTCTGTGCATGTCCATCTTGGCTGCACTTAGTTTTTCCACAGCAGTTAACACAGCATCCAAGCCTGGATTATTTAAAATTTCTGTTGTTCTTGATCTAGGAATCTTTTTAGCATCCATGGCATTCTCAGCCCATGCTTTAAACTTTTCTTTAACTCCGGCTACTCGCAGATTTTCGTTATAGAATTTATACAATATATCACCAAACAAGTTAACAACTTCTTCTTCGCCGCTAGGGCCTGGTCGCTTACGTTGTAGGAAACTGTTAATAGCCTGCTCGTTTTCATCAATGAAAGCGTTGGCATCGTTTAACAAGTCGTTATCAATGCCCGGTGCTTGCTCTACATAGGTGGTACCTTGAACTATAACGTCCGGAGTTGACAACCCTTCCGCATCAGGATACCTTCCTTCGTCGCCACTAATAGATTGATAATATCCTGTGGCAGCAACCATTAACTTGGCACCTTTGATACGTTTACCTAGATCACTGTTTTTGCCGATATGAAACCCGGAGATATTAGGAGAAAATTCATACTCTCCGGTTTTAGGATTTAGTATTGCTTGCGCAGGTTCACCGTTGGGTTTTCTGCCAGGATAAAATAATAGGCCGCCTTCTAAGAATCCTGTTTCGGGACTGACTTTTTCAAAGTAAGGCCATAGATTGGCAAGTTGATTGGCATAGGCCTGTCTTTGTTTCTCTTTACCTGGTTCAGTTTTACCTGTTCCTAAAATAAAGTTTTTAATATCGTTGGGGCTAGACATCAGTGTAGTTACACCTTCTCCGGCCTGTGTTTTACCGCGCTTTAAATATTCCCAAGCATTTTTAGGTATAAGTCTAAATGTGCCATCTTCGTCGCGTCCCCAATATACTACAGGACTGCCATCCCATTTAATTTCGTTGGCACCGCCAGTGCTAGCCATGCCTT